CTGGCTTTTCAGCAATGAAAAGAACAGATTTCGGTCTCTGTAGGCGATAAAGTCCATAAACTCCTTATCGAAACGATAAGCAGCTAAGACTTTCGATCTACTGACTGGTCCGATGTCAAAAGGATCTACAATCCGATTGATTGAAACACCATAGTTATTCGATAAGAACAACCTTAGGTCTTCAAAAGAGCCGATCTCCGGAGATCTGCCGCGGAATGCTGAATTACTCAGCATCCGTAGCATCTCTTCGGTCGACGCTTTACCGAGGGGTAATCCCTTCTCTTTCGCCTTTAGTAAATTCATTTTGATTTTACTAAAAGTGTTAGAGTTATGCTCTAATGCAGAGTAATGCTCTCTCAAGAAATGAGATTGCATAAACTCTTTTATTAAAGCAAAGAGATTACTTCTCTGAGACTCGCTCAGCGAATCTACTACCAGCTTCGAAAGAAGCGGAGTAAGATCCAACGAGTCTTTAACCAGTCCAAACGCACCAGACAACATATATAATATGTTGACTAGTTTGTTCTGAACTAACCGTGGAAATGATTTCATTTCCTCCGGTTTGGTTAAAAGTAATTGTCTAGCATCACCCCCTTTACCTATGAGATCTAAGACTAATGCTGAGATTCCAGATCAATGATACTGGAATCCCATCACAGACTTAGGCCCTATTGGTGAGAAGTCATGATCAGGAGAGAGTAGGTGTTTTGCAAATTCGCATACACCAATTCTCGATACCAAGGATTTTGAGAGATTAATCTCTAATCCAAGGTCTGACATGATTGTAAGATAGTTATTCGCAACATTTTCATGTGCGATGATAACATCATCTCCCAGGATGGCATAGTCCTTGAACCATACTTTAAACCCACATCGCCTTGCGGCGATTTGGACAATAAAGTGATGGCTCAAAGCCAGCATAGCTCAAGAAGACAAAGCTCCCATAGGTTGACCTACAGCATACTTCAAGGGTGTCTCTACCTTGGATTTTAGATCCTTGTAGATTCACTCTCGTTGTACGAGTAAGTTAGCCCAGGCTTCAGCAAACTCACGGTTTATAAATAAACTTAGTAAGTCTGTTTGAAACTTTATGGGTAGCCTATCTGTTGCAGCGGAAAGATCAAAACTTGCAATGTAAGATTGATTATTCAATCTCCCAAGCAAGTCTTGAACCGGACGCAACTGATCAAATGTACCATCTTGCTCAATCCGCCCCAATAACTTAAATAATAAGTCATGGAGTGGACGGAGCGCAGATTGCGTTCAAATGTCAGTAATAGCGAAGATTCTAACCTTCCCTGCCGCCTCGAGTTTCTCTGCTAAACGGCCTAACTTCAGAGATGTAGACCCTGGCACTGCTACATTAGTAGTAGCCAGCTCTTCATCAAGTAATCTACCCAGTTTTAAACCTGTGTATTTGATTACCGTTCTTAGGTATCCCATCATCTCCGGCGAGTTTTGGAATGCAATAGCATCCAAGTACGCCTGTAAGATAGATGGTTTACCATTAGGACCTGCAGTATATAGAGGTAAGAGGTTTCCTGAAGGAGTAATGGCCGACTTTGGCTCTCTTCTCATAAATGAGAATCGAGTTTCAGCCGGTAACATTGCTTCAAGGTTTCCCTTAAAACTTTCCTCGTAGACCCGCTCAACTTCATATGAAGGAAGAGTGTCTACTAACCCACTAAAGGGTTGCGTAATTGTTTCCAACTTACGCTTGGGGAAGGCAAACATTACCCTATATAGGCTCAACAGAGACAGGACTACCTTAATAACCCGCGGATCCCTCTTCTCGATTAAGAGACGGAGGGGACCCGGAATTATTAAAGGCAGTCCACGACGAGAGGCGACTCTAGCAGGACCCGAAGGTCCAGTAGCTTCGCCAGCAACACTTTTACAGGTTAAACGGAAGCATTCTTTTAAATAATGCACCGTAAAACCACTACCTGATTTGGATCATGTATACACGATCCTCTCAGATAACCGTAAAAGGTCACTTCTAATATCTTTTAAAGAGAGAAGCCAGACTAGGGTCAGAGTGTAACTATACACAGAACCTTTTCGAAGGTAATGAGTAACATTACGCTCTACCCTATTAATATGTTTTGAACGTGTTAAGGCCAAAAGTCTTTTCATATTCTAAATTGTATTAATGCAATAGTCTGCAGCTCTTAATCTTTGGAAATTCCTTAGATTCTAAGATAGAGCCTCAATCACCACCCTTAGCAAGCCTAGTTCCCGAGATATGTACAGCTTCTGAAGCTTACTCTTTCGAGACACTCCATTTACATCTGTAACTGCGAGGCTAGGCACCCTTAGCAAGGTGATTGCACTGTCTATTGTAGAATGTTTATCTAAGTATAAACCGCCCTGAGGTGGAACCCTTTCGGGTCTCCTCTCTGTTCGAGTTTGTACTGGATTTCATTCCGCAACCTGACGACTGGCTGCCGGCGGTAAGTAAAC